CGTACTTCACACTCAGGGCTTCCAACCTGTCGATGATCCTTGTCAGATCATGCTTGTACCAATACGCCACCAGAATGCTCTTTCCATTTGCAGCCTCGATGATATCCTCCAAAGCATCCAGCTTCTTATCGTGAATGAACTCGATACCGCCGGCATCGGAATAGACAGCACCGTTGGCCATCTGTGTCAGCTTTCCGGAAAGCGTTGCAGCATTGGCAGCCGTCACTTCACCGCCCGGAAGATTGATCACCAGGTCGCTCGCCATCGCCTCATACTTCTCACGTTCATCCACGTCCAGATATACCGGATATTCAGAGTTGATCAGTTCCGGCATCTGCAGGTGATCGGTTCCCTTCATGGAAATCGTGATATCGGAGATTCTGTCATAAATCCTCTTGTCAGCACCCTTCCTGAGCCGATAGCTGTAAACAATCGGACCGTTCGTCTGATCGGGCACAAAGTATTCGACCCTGTACTGGCTGATAAATCTTCCAAGGCGTTCTCCCATGTCCAACACCTTGTATTCTGCAAAGAGATCCATCAAACCATTGCTTGAAGGCGTACCGGTCAAACCCACGATTCTTTTCACTCTTGGTCTTACCTTCATAAGTGCCTTGAATCTTTTAGCCTGCCAGTTTTTAAAGGATGACAGCTCATCGATCACCACCATATCGTAGTCAAACGGCAGTCCGCTCTTCTCGATCAGCCAGGGAACGTTCTCCCTGTTGATGATGTAAATGTCTGCATCCGCCTGAAGCGCCTTCATCCTCTCTGCTGCAGTACCGACTGCTATGGAATATCGAAGCCCACGCAGCTGATCCCATTTCTGTATTTCTGCAGACCATGTATGCTTCGCCACTCGAAGCGGCGCTATGATCAGCACCTTCGTCACCTCAAAGCTGTCAAACATTAAGTCATTGAGTGCTGCCAGTACGATACTGGTCTTGCCCATGCCCATGTCCAGCAGGATTGCAGCTATGGGATGCTCTTTTATGAAATTGATCGCATATATCTGATAATCATGTGGATTGTATTTCATCCAGAATCCCTCCAATCTGCTCCGGATCGTCCAGTACATAAACCCGGAAGCCTAATCTCATCAGAAGCCGGTGCCGTGAAACCTGCAGCGGTCTCGGACGTTCACCCGGAGCCTTGACCTCCACCAGTCCGAAGTGCCTGCCCGGCAGCAAGACAATCCGGTCGGGCATCCCATCAAATCCTGGGGATACCCACTTCGGACAGATACCGCCGCGCTTTTTCACCTCAGCGACCAGCTTCTGCTCTATGACCTTTTCACGCATCGCTAACCTCCATCAAAGTTTTCAGGTGTGCAGGTCGTGAAAGTCATCCCGTAAACTCCCTTTAAGGCATTTTCAAAAAACTCTCTTATAGGACTTTTAGTAGTAGACCTTCACGACCTGCACAATGGCTTAAAATCAACGTTTCTGACAGTTCACCATTCTGAAAACAGTTACTCTATCGACCTTCATGACCTGCACATCAGTCCAGGAAGTCCTGTCCCTCCTTCAGACTCAGACCATGAACCATGATTCCGGAGCGTGTCTTGCGTCTGACAAAACCTGCCTTTTCGATCGCTGAATAGAAGTCCGTTGTGCTTCTGGTAAACTCGCCCTTCTGCAGACAGTACGCCCTGTATGCCTGATACAGCTCCCCGGACTTCTCCGAAGCATCCTTATCGATATCACAGCAGTCCGCCAGGAAATGTCCCATCCAGTCGTTGTCCTCGCGATATGCCTCAATCGCATCCTCCACGATCTTCGGCAGCGGCACCTTGAAATCCATCTCCACTGCCTTCTTCGCCCCTTCAATGATCCAGCTCATGATGAAGGAACCGGCGTGGTCGTACAGGTAATCCGCATAATTCTTGATGTCATTCTTCCCGGTGATCTTCGCATTGAAGGGAATCACGATCAGCCTTCTCCAGATACCGTCATCATTGGCACCGACCTTCGGCAGGTGATTCGTGTACAGCACCAGCGTATGTGACGGAACAAAGTGGAACGGAGCCTTATACTTCTTCTCTGCTTGGATCTCATCCGTAGAGCAAAGCTGCTTTACCGTCGTTGTATTCAGCCTCATGCCTTCCTCCATCTCGGAAGAAATGATGAGCCTGCGGCCTTTCAGCTCCGCCATCTCCGGCTTGATATTCCTCTTGCAGTTCATGGTCAGGGCTTCTGCAGACAGCTTCCCGGCGTAATCGCCCAGGACCCGGAAGATCGTGTTCCAGAATGTCGATTTACCGTTGGCACCGCCG